CGTTTTGGTACACCAACGTCAAGCAACTATGAATACTGGTTCTCTGCTGCAAACTTTTTAGCTTACTCAAACGCTCTACGTGTTGTCCGTGCAGGAAATACATCCTCATCATTTAATGCTACTGCAAATGGTGCAGGAATTCTTATTGAAAATAATACAGATTATGAAAACAATCATAGTACCGCAAATACATCTAACGGTCCTTTAACTGCAAAATATGCTGGTGAGCGAGGCAACTCACTGAAGATTTCTATCTGTCCATCAGCAACAGCATTCTCATCTAATCTTACTGCACTAAATTCAGTAACATGTAATGCTACATCAGCTGGAGCAACGACAATCAATGTAACAGGTACACCAACAACTGGATTAGTTGTAGGTGATTTAATCTCTTATGACGACGGTGTATCATACGTTCGTGTTGCAAATGTTTCTTCAACATCAATTGGTATCGGTGCACCAGTTGCAACAGGTGGTATCGTTGCAGGTAAAGCAATTCTACGTAAGTGGGAATATGCAGATAGTTTTGGTATTGCTCCAGGAACTTCTGATTATGCATCAGATAATGCTAGCACAAACGATGAACTTCACATTATTGTTATCGATGAAGATGGCAAATTTAGTGGAACTGCAAACACTGTATTAGAAAAATGGGGCTTTGTATCAAAAGGATCAGACGCTAAATCTGCTGATGGTTCTTCTAACTATTACAAAAACGTAGTCAATGACAAATCAAAATATGTTTGGTGGACAGGTCATCAACCAGGTGGTACAAATTGGGGTTCTGCTGTTGCTGGATTAACATTCACAGCAGTTAATTCTCCATTTACTGCATCATTATCTGGTGGTGCTGACGGTTCTATTGGTAACTCAGACATTATTTCTGCGTACAACAACTTTGAAAATCCTGATTCTGTAGATGTTGGTCTAGTAATCTCTGGTCCAAGCAATCAAACAGTTGTTACATCACTGATTGCAATGGTTGAAGGTCGTGCTGATTGTGTATTGTTCATCTCTCCAGAAAAATCTGACGTTGTAGACAACGCAGGAGATGAAGTAACAGATATTCTAGCATACCGTGATGTACTTTCATCATCATCTTATGTTGTAATGGATTCTGGTTGGAAGTATCAATACGACAAATACAATGACGTATACCGTTGGGTACCACTAAACGGTGATATCGCAGGTCTATGTGCTCGTACTGATGCTGAACGTGACCCATGGTTCTCACCTGGTGGTTTCAATCGTGGTCAAATCCGTAACAGCATTAAGTTAGCATGGAATCCAACACAAGCAGAACGTGATGATCTATATGTTAAAGGTGTAAATCCAGTAGTGACATTCTCTGGAGAGGGTACAGTATTGTTTGGAGACAAAACATTACTAGCTAAGCCATCAGCGTTTGACAGAATCAACGTTCGCCGTTTATTCATTGCTTTAGAAAAGACAATTTCCCGTGCATCTCGTTCATCTCTGTTTGAATTTAATGATCAATTTACAAGAGCACAGTTTGTTTCTATCGTAGAACCATATCTGCGTGATGTAAAAGGTCGTCGTGGTATTACAGACTACCGTGTTGTTTGTGATGAAACAAATAACACTGCTGAAGTAATTGATCGTAATGAATTTGTAGGTGATATTTACATTAAACCAGCACGTTCAATTAACTTCATCCGTCTGAACTTTGTTGCAGTTCGTACTGGTGTAAGCTTTGAAGAAATTGTTGGAAGAGTCTAATAAATAAAGTATAAACAGGAGATATTAAATGGCATTTTCAGTAAATGAATTCCGCTCTCAAATGGCAGGTGACGGAGCTCGTCCGAATCTGTTTGAAGTTAGTATGCCTTTTCCAATTTTTTCTAGTCCAGCAAACGCACAAAGTAAATTAACATTTATGTGTAAGACTGCACAGTTACCAGGTTCTACAATTGGTACTGTGCCAGTTCAATACTTTGGTCGTGAATTAAAATTTGCAGGGAATAGACAATTTACGGATTGGACAGTTACAGTTATCAACGATGAGGATTTTGTAATCCGTAATGCGTTTGAGAGATGGATGAATGCAATCAATGGTCATGCAACTAATATTAGAAACCCAGCTGCTTTACTAGTCGGTTCATATTCAGTAGATGCAACTGTAACTCAGTTTGGCAAAAAGGGTGACAATATTAAAAACTATCGATTTGTAGGTTGTTTCCCAACCGATATTACTCCAATCGATTTAGATTGGGGTTCGAATGATACGATTGAGGAGTTTTCAGTAACTCTTGCGTATCAGTGGTGGGAATCAATTGACGATGGTGTTGTCTAATGAGGGATAGGGGGAAACCCCTATTCCATTTTTATAGAATGAGAGGCACCTAAAATAGCTATTAAATTATTCGGATTCACGTTAGGGAAACCAGACATTGTTCAGGATCAAAAACCTGAACAACCAACGTTTACCCTACCTACTGCTGCGCTCGATGATGGCGCAGTTACTATTACTTCCAATGCTTATTACGGTACATACGTTGATCTAGAAGGCGCAGTACGTAATGAACTGGAGTTAATCACACGTTATCGTGAAATGTCTAATCATCCAGAGTGTGAGATGGCAATTGATGAGATTGTCAATGAAGCCATATCACATAGTCTTGATGGACAAGTGGTTGATGTAATAACAGACAATGTTAATCAACCAGAAACTATTAGAAAAAAAATTAGAGAAGAATTTAAAACAGTTCTCTCTATGTTAAACTTCAACAATCTTGCTGACGATTTATTTAAACGTTGGTATATTGATGGTAGAATCTACTATCATGTTGTTGTTGATGAAAAGAATCCTAAAGAAGGTGTAAAAGAATTACGTTATATTGATCCACGTAAGATTCGTAAAGTACGTGAAATAGCAAAAGAACGTGATGCAAAAACCGGCGCAATGATTATTAAATCTATTGCCGAATATTACGTGTATAATGATCGTG